TGTATGTTTAAGTAGAGAGATTTGAGGTTGATTGAATCTACCGTTCCATATACAATTTTAGCTGTTTTGAACCCGCGTAGTAGAGAAGTTTTTCCCTTTTTCATTAATTTTCATATTTTCTCGTTTATTTTATTAAAATAATAGACATTTTTATGTGCAATGTCAAAACTTTTTTGTAGGACGAAGATATATGTATTATATGATAATAGTAAAACTAAATAACAACGTAACGATTGAAAAGGCTTTAAAACTTTATAAGAGTAAAGTTATTAAGACTCGTCAAAGTGGGGAACTTTTTAAAAGAAAGGAATTTGTTAAGAAATCTGTTATTAAAAGAAGTGAACTTTCTAAGGCTAAGTATGTCCAAAAAAAGTTCAATTCCGATAATGATTAAAGATTCTCTCTAAGATTCTTAAGTTTGAAATACGTAAGTTTATCGTATTTTTCAGAAATCACTTTTGATATAGTTTCATCAATTCTTGTTTGCATTGAATTATCAGTGCTGTCATTTTTCATTTCTGTTAGTTTTGTAACCACACCTTCTTTAAGTGTGATGTATTTTTCATTTAATGTTGAGTCATCTTCCGACAATAAATTAATTAATTCTTTTTTATCTGATTCGTTTAAACCATCAATATAACTTTTAATAGTTTTGTTGGCAACACTAACCATTGTCGATAATGGTAAATCAATACCTTCAGTTTTAGTTACCGGTAATTTTTTAAGAGATTCCGCAATAACTTTTCTACTTTTAATTTTTGACTCAATAGTTAAAACATCACTAGAAAATAATGTATCAATATTGGTATATCCATTTTCAACATTTTTATTTCCAACCCAAGCGACGATTTGATTAATCTCTGATTGTTTTATTTTGTTTACAGTATTCTCGTAAATTTTAATACATTCATTAATGTAATCATTACAGTAAGATTCACTTAATGATTTTGGTGAACTTAATTCGTCGTATAGGTAAAATAATTTACTAATGTTTTTATTTTCTATAACAAGTTTCTTAAATGTTTTTAATTCGTTTTTGAACGTGTCGTTAGCGTATGACTCTAATAACACATTTTCTATCTTTGTTTTTAATAAACCAAAATTTTTCATATCTAATTTTTATTATAAATATCTAATCTTTTAGAAGTTTACTTAATTGAGCCTCAATATCACCTAAAGAATTTTTTCCTTTCGATAAATCAATGTAAGATTCGTCTTCAGTTAAAGAACCTTGTTCTACTAATATTTTTAAATTATCTCTTTTAAATGATTCGGGTGTTACCTCAGCTTCACCACCCGGTGTAGGTCCGGGTGCCGGAGCAGCCTCAGGGGCACCACCTGTTTCAGGTTCACCTCCCGGTTCAGGTCCACCTAAATCTTCCATTCCACCGTCAAAACTTCCACCACCAAATCCTCCACCTCCTGGTGGCGGTGGTGATGATGATGGCGCGGCAGCTCCACCGGTTGCTCCTGACATTGAGTTACCATATAATTTATCAATGTTATCAAAGATACCCGTATGAGTAATTATAGTTGCGGTGTTAGTTAATTCTGCACCAACAGCCATTTCAATTCTTTGTTGTTGTAAATCAAGTTTAATATCCTCATCAGAAAACCCTAAAATATGTTTCTTAGCCCACGATACAGACACTGGAGCGATTCCCGCAATTGCCGCAACACCTTGTTGGTATAATGCAATTTTTTCTTTCCAAAGTTCAATTTTTAATAAATCCGCTTGTGATGATGGATTAGTTAACGCTAATGTAAAGTTGGATAACTCATCTTCAAACCCTAATAAAAATAAATGTATAATTGCTATTTTATTTAATTCAGCAATCATAGATTTTTGAATTTTATTAATTGTTCTTGCGAAACGAATATCCATTAAAGATAAATTTTTACCATCACCGGCAGTTTCTTCAAAACCTAAAAATGCTTTAGGGACACGAAGAGCGGTTAATAATTTCTTTTGGATATATTCAATATCTGCAATCTCGGATAAGTTTTGAGCTCCCGCCAATGTCTCAATAGGCATTGATGCCGCTGGGTCTCTAACAGGGATAAAATAATCTTGGTCAACAGCCATTTGGTTGAATCTCATATCAACATTACCTGTTTTAGCATCAACAACTTGGTCACGTTTAAATTTGTTTGCGACACGTTGTACATATGCCTCAACATCTTTATCATCCATATTACCAACAAAAACTTTGAATACTCGTCTTTCCGGTGCTCTTGATGTTCTATAAATTAACATTGCATCTTCAGATAATAATAATTGTTTCCAAATACGTCTCGCTTTCTCCAACATAGAAGTACCATAAGGAAGTTTTCTATCATCACCTAACAAACGAAAATGAGCAATCTCCCAAGAGTTAAACTCCATATCTTTTGCCTTCCATTTGAATCTCAAACCTTTGTTTTCTGCGGGTTCTTCAATATTTGCCGATTTTGCTGCCATACCTCTTTCCAAACGTTCAATTTCTATGTTTGGTAATTGCATACAACCAACAATACCTTTATCCGAATCCAATTTTAAATAGACAAAATTGTCACCATATTTACAAGTATTTCTTGTCCACATAGTTAAGTTAGTATTAATATCTAACACATTGTTAAATAAATCCGCAAGTATAGATTTTATTCTTTTTGATTCAGAATAAATTTGTAACATATGACCGTTCTCATCTACCGTTGTAGATTCTTCACCATAAATGTCTAATGCTGCTGATATCTCAGGAGTATATTCCATTGATTCGTAATCGTAAAATGACGCCAAACGAGTTGGTTCGTAATAAACGGCTTGAGTATATAAATTACTTTCAATCTTAGTCCATTGATTAGACAGGTAATAAGTTTGTTGTGCTTGTAATTTTTCTCTTTCATATTCAGCTTGAGAAGTTGTTTTTAATAACTCTTTTTTATCTAACTTATATGTTGGGTAGTCTTGATTTAATAACGAGTTTGGACCAAATGCCTGTGAGAGCCTTTGCCAAACTGTTAAATCTGTGTTTTTATTATTTTCCATATTCTAAATTTAAATATATTTTTCTTTATATAAATAGTTTACTTTACCCTATATTCCACCATCAGTTATTATTATATACAAGCAACACGTCCGTTGTAATTTGTTCCCATATGTTATATTTCACCTTCACTTATTGTTGGTGGGATATACGGACCCATCCAATCTGATAATACTAAATCTTTTACCCACATAAACTCGGGAGTAACACATTCATTTACCTCTACTTCAGATATAACCCAACCCTCATTTACATCCTGAACCGGATTAAATGTTAATTTTGTACACACCTCTTGTTTATTTAAAATGTCTTTTTGTTCTGTTGTTAAAATCGCTACTTTCATATTAATAAGTGTTTCTTCCAATTGATGTCATAAATGTATTAACTATTGTTTGATAATTACCCATATCTGCACTACTCATAAATCCTCCAAAACTAACCCATCCGTATCTATTTGTTGAAATTACCCCTACGGAACTAAATCTTGATAATCCTAAATATATTATTGGAGTATTATATAATACTGGACTCTCACTAAATGTTGATAAAGAATTCCCATTTTGATAACTATATGTGTAAGTACCATCATTAGACATAACAACAAAACTTCCTGAACCTAAAGGAGCATAAACCGGACCAGTAGTATTAACATTATATTCATAATAAGCTTCGTCACCCGCACCAAAATTTAAATCATTTAACGATATTCTTCCATCCATATTAGGTGTAGATGAGTCTATAAGTGCTAAATCCGCTCTGTTACTTGGAGTATTGTATGGTAAAGTTCCATATATTGAAAAGTGAGTATTCTGTAAGTCATATGGTGAAAATAAACCATAAATTCTAGATATATTAACAACCGAATTAATTCCATTACCTTTCATTCCCATTGAATTGAATGTCCAACCACCAAAAATATTTAAATCAGCGGCGTCATTTCCATTGGCGTTAATCGCTTGTGTTGCCGAGGTTAAACCTAACATTGGATAAAAACCTTCTAACACACTATAGAAAGTAGGACCTGCTTGAGTATTATTACCTTGTAAATCATTAAATAACGTATCCAATGCTAATGCTGTTGTATAATCAATTGAACCACCTGCCGCGATAACTTGTGAGGCATAAGCAAACGCTTCAGGATTAGTTATTGGTAACGCTGATGTCGTTATAGTTGGTGTAGGTGTCTTAGTAGGTGTTACAGTATTTGTTGGTGTCGGTGTTACTGTATTTGTAGGTGTTATAGATGGTGTTTGAGTATTTGTTGGTGTTATAGATGGTGTTTGAGTATTAGTTGGAGTATTTGTTGGTGTTGGAGTTGGAGTTGGTTTTAAACCGTCACTTACTGGTGTAGGTTTAGGAAAATGTTTAGTAATATTAATGTTATCACCACCTTTTACCGTAAAAATACCCTGTCCTTCAACATTAAGTTTTGAGCCCGCAATAATATTACCTGATTTTTTTCTACTAACAAAAAAACCCGATTTAAAATTATTTTCTACAATAAAATTATTTGGTCTTATTTCTTCGTTAAAATCAAGATTTATATTTACGGAAACATCAATACTTTTCTTTCTATCTGAGATACCCATTTATTCTTTTTAAATAAATATTACATTCCACCAAATAACCATCCATATTTTTGATAATCATCACGACTAACTTGTTGACCGTTAAATTGGTTCATTCTATCTTGATAATGTGGGATTACAGGATTAAAATTAATGTTTTCTTTAATCGCCTCATTATTACTCACAGACCAAGAATCAATCATTGCTTTGGTTTGTTCAGTAACCTTTGTTAATTTACTAAAAGAAGATTCGGCAACATATGTTGCCATAGCAAGAGACATAATTAAATCATCGTGATGTCCTTTTTGGTGGTCAGGTCGACCATTGATATATACAAAGGTGTTCATTTCATTATATAAACGAGAACTATAAATTCTAAATTTATGTCTCATCGCTTCTTCAAACGATGCAATAATCTGAACCCTTTTATTGTTAAAGTTTAATCCCGGGATTTTATCCATTGCTTTTGGGTCGTATTTCCATTTGTTGGATAAATCAACACCATCAACATATAAATCTCGATAATTCATTTCTTGAAGTTTTCTTGATGTTGAAACACCCATCCCACCAGTGATATCAATAACAACAAAACAAGAATATATTGTCGCCCATTTATGGCAAATTTCTGCCATTGTATCCGGAGGTAATTTACCCACATATTCGGCAACTTGTTCCATCGTGTCAAAATCAACAATTTGAAATGAACTAAAATCCTCTGAATCTCCACGGGAAACGTCGACCCCCATAATGTATTTATGTCCAACAACAGGTTCTTTCCAAATCCAAAGGGCGTTACCCATTAATTTGTTAATTGGTTCTAATATTTGATTTTCACGAATGTTTTGCATCATTAAAGAATCAAATACATTATCCCCGGAACCTAAGAAGTTACATTCTAACTCCTGAGATACTTTACGTTTATCGTATTTTAATTTTTTTACCATCGCCTCAAACCAAGATGAACAAGGTTTGTATCCGTCAGACATTAATAATTTAACATCATCAAAGTTTCTGGCGTCGTATGATTTACTACCCCAATCAATAAAATCATTAGGGTTATATTCTTCTTTATTTAATAGAAAATGGATTATGTTGTCCGTTTTAACAAAATATAAATCTTTTGTATATCTAGGGTCACGATACCAAAACATTTCCGTAATTTTGAAATCATTCATATTACGTAACGCTTGGTCGTAAATTTCGTAGTAAATTGCGTCATATCCGTTAGGTGTTGAAACCACAATTACTTTACCCCCCGTAGATAAGGATGCCATACAAGCAGACCAAAAGTCACTATCGGCTTCAATAAACGCCGCCTCATCAAATACAAGTATGGTAGGTGTAAATCCACGCAAAGCATCCTTAGATGTTGCAACGGCTTTAACCTCACACCCATTTGTTAATTTATAATGTCTTTGGGAATTTTTTGCTTTATCAAAATCCACACCTGTCCAAGACGGCCATTGTCCTACAAACGATTTAATTTTGTTTGCCATCTCCAATGATGTATCCAACTTGTTGGCAATAATCAATATTTTTTCGGGAGTTTCTTTTCTTGCGAATACAAGTTTTTTAGACATCCAAGCCGCGGTAACTGTTGATACCCCGGCCTGTCTGTATTTTAATGCTATATTCTCATTGTATTCTTCGTAATCATTAAGTAATGTTACTTGGTCCGGAAAAAGTTCCAACGGAACATATTTTTTAACGGTATTATCATAAGTTTCTAAATACGTTTTAAGTGCGTATTCAATATCTCTATTACATTTTACGTATTCT